CTGCCCTCGCAGGGATTGAAACGGCGGCAAAACAAAAAGACGAAGCCAAAAGCACACTCCAACGCTCCCACACAGGCCAGCACCACTGCCACAACCACACAGAGGATTACTACCAGCCATTCACGGACGAAGAAAAGACCGAAAAGAAAATCTTCGACAAATTGATGTCATTGGCCCGCGCCATATTCGCAGAAGACCCGACCCTAGACTTAGAGGAAATCCAGAACGAAATCTACGAATTGATCGAGGACGAGGCCAACCGCGGAGGCGAAGAAGCGCTCGAAATGATCGCCCAATTAGTCGATGACGAAACCGAGGAAAGCATCCGCAACATCATCAAGACCGGCGGCAACCAAATCTCGGAAGAATTGGGCCAACGATTACACGAGCGCAGCAACCAGATCGTCGCAGGATACGAGCAGCACACCCGGACATTGATGCGCGCGGTATTAGATACCGACGAGCCAATGACAGCGGAAGAAATCCGCGAGAAATTGGCGGCCATCATCCCCGAGGGGCGCGCGGCCACAATCGCCCGGAACGAAACCGTCTACGCATTCAAGAGCGGCTCGCTCGAATTAGACCAGCGCATCGCCGAGAGATACAACCTGACCCTCGAATTGACCTGGCACGCCCGCAAGGATTCCAAAACATGCGACACATGCGCGGCCATGGATGGCCAAAAGACCATGCTGGGCCAGAAATACGCCGACCAGATTCGCTTGGCATTGGGGACGAAATTGATCAACGGGAAAATCGTGGGCGAAGCACCAGATGGAGCCGACCCCGACGACTACACCGGGACGGACACCTTCGCATGGACACAGGACGAATGGAACGACAACGGCACCATCCCAAGCGCCCACGTCAACTGCCGCTGCTTTTACACCGCCAAATTGATCAGGGAGGCGGAATAAATGGCAGGCGTTCGCATCAGCTGCCCAAATTGCGGGCGCATCCTCGGCGACACGGAACAAAGCATCGATGCCGTGCTGAATTGCAACGGATGCAAGAATCGCGTGCGCATTCGCATGACCGTGACCAACTTCAAAGACTACATTCGAACCATTAAACAGGAGCAAAAAAATGACAAATCCAAATAATGCCGTCGGCACAAATGCGGGATTCGGCGGACGCACCAGCCCGAACGCATTCAACGACAACCTGGCCCTATATTCGCGGGGAATCGCGAGCGGATGGGCATGCACGCCAAAATCGGGCATGACGGTCCAAATCGGCGGCAATGGCACCGATCGGGACGTGGCCATCGCCGAAGATAACGCGGGGAACCGCACGACCATCAACAACCGCAGCGGCCTGCCGATTGACGTGACCATATCAGGCGCACCAGCCACCGGGAACCGCATCGACAGCATCGTCGCATATGTCGAAAACCCAGCCGCAGCCCAATCCACAGACGTGGACTACGCCCCAGCCGTTGGATTGATTACGGTCAAGGGAACCGCATCCGGCAGCCCCGTGGCCCCGACCGAGAACCAAATCCGCACCGCCATCACGGCCGACGGCTCAACCGGCGCTACCGCATACTACGTGATATTGGCAAACATCACGGTTGGCCAGGGCGTGACCACCATCGGCGCGGGCGTTATATCAGCAGGCCCAAGTGCGAAGAATAGCGCATTGCAGGCCGTAATCGCCCAATTAAACCTGAACGACATCCAGACCAAGACGCTGACATTCAACGGCAACAGAACAGCCACCGTCACCCTGGCCCAGAATTCGGACGGCAGCCTTTTCAAGTTTTATGGCCAATTTTACTTTGACAACAACACCACCAGCGCCATAAACCTGAACACCAGCAGCTTCGCGAAGACCGCCATCCCAGGAGCATCCAATGCCTACGGATTCGCGACGGGATTATATCTGAACACCGCCCCATCATCCGCATACTTGATCGCCCCAGCCGGCTACGGCGCATTCGGCACATTGGGATATAACAAGACGAACACGGGCTACATGGATGCCGGGAACCTCTTCGCGGTTCAGATATACGTCGGCACCAATGGCCAGATATACATCGCGCCATTCGGCAACAACTGGAACAGCGGCAACGAGGTCGTAAGCGCCAACACGCGCAACAGAATCTTCTGGCTCCCGCAACTTTACTGGAACAGCAACTTCGGGGATGGCGAATAAAACGCCCTCCGTTGGAGCCATACAAAAAAGGCATGAATAAGCAAATCAGAGCGAAGCTCATCACGACAGACGCGAAGCCAGCGAACGCGCGGAGATTCCGCAACATCCTCGCCAATAGCGGCGACGTCATGGAATCGGGCGAGATTCGCGACATCAACAACCTCTACGTGATGGGATACGACGGCAAGCTATTCAAAATCGCCGACCTAAATCCCGACCCGGAGAAACAGACCGAAGAATATAGCGTGAAAGCCCAAGCCGACCATGGCGAATTCAAGCTGGGCCCAGACGGCGAAGCGGCCCTGGTGCCATCAATCGAGAAACAATTCGGCTCCTGCCGCGTATGGCTCGAAAAAGACGGCCTCCATGCCCGCATGTACTTCGCAGACAATGACAAATTGGCCGACCACGCCTACGCCATCAGCCAAGACGCCAGCTATTCAATTGGCGCCGACTGGTTCCCGGATGGATACTACGGCACCGGATACAGCATCGACGAACCCATCGGGATATTGCGCGAGATCTCGATGGTATTGACCGGAAACGACCCGCGCGCCAAGACAATCGATCACAAACCGACCGAAGCAGAGGCTCAAGGGAGCGCCGAGGCCGCAAGTGATACCAATCAACACCAATCAACAGGAGATTCAACAATGTCCAGAAAACTCGACGAATTGACCCCTGACGAGCGCGAAGCAATGCAGCGCGAGATGGCCGAAGTCATCAACCGCTTCACGGCAGACGTTCCAGAGGACGAAACCGAGCCAACAGCAGACGAAGCACCAGAAGCCGAGGAAGCGACCAAAGAGGAAGCTCCAAAGGCCGAAGAAGCTGAGGAAGCAAAGGAAGAAGAATCCAAAGAAGAAACCAAGGACGGCATGCCGTTCCTAGTAATCAAGGAGAAAGACACCGTGAAACAAGAAGCAATCACGACCAACGACTGGCTCCACAGCGAAGCCGGCCACAAAGCCTTCGCGGATACACTCAAGAGAGCCGGCCGCATGGGCGCAACATTCGACAACTTATGGAGAGCAGAGGCATCCAAGCACATGAGCCTAGACGGCATCACAGGCCTCCCGAATCCAGCACCGGTCGACCAATACTTCGTTGACGGCCTCGAAAAGAGCGACGGCATCATCAGCCACTTCCGCTGGGTAAGCGCCAAGAGCTTCCGCGTTCATATCTTGGCATCAGAATCACGCGCAGCTGGCCACAAGAAAGGCGACACCAAAGCCAACCAAGCCGTGACCGACACCGTCCGCGACCTACTCGTAAAGATGGTATACAAGCGCCTTGACCTCGATGCCACCGAATTATACGAGAACCCGTGGCTAATCGACTTCCGCTCCCAGGAATTAGTCGATGCAATCATTGCCGAAATCGAGCGCGCAGCAATCGTTGGCGATGGCCGCAGCGCAGGCACCCCAGACCTTCGCATGTTCGACGGCACCCGCGGCTTTTACAGCGTCGCAGCAGACTGCGCCGCCCAGAATGCCTTGGCCGATGAATACGCAACCGCAGCCGGCGGCAATCTATACGACGGCGTGGTCGGCGCAAAGGGATTGATCCGCACAGAGGGCGCACAAATCCTCATCGCGAAATCCAGCGTCATCACGAGCATGCTCCAGGCCAAAGCAAACGGCCAATATTTAGTCGCCCCAGGCGCACGCATCGAGGACATCCTCGGCGTTGAGCGCGTCTACACCCCATCATGGATGGATGGCGAAACCGAGGACGCAATCCTATTGGTCAATAACGCTTACATCCACGGCGGCGAACAAGGCATCCGCGTCCGCCCAGACTTCGACACCAGCAACAACACCGACATCTTACTAGATGAAACCCCACGCTTCGGTTCATTGGCTGCCAAGAAATCTGCCGTCGCGATCACATTGACCGCCTAACAACAAAACACGAAAGGAATCGAGAAATGACGCAAGACGAATATAAGCTTTTTACAGGCGCAGACGCGAGCGCATACAGCGCGGAAGATTGGAATCGCCTCGTGGCGGTCGCAGAATCGCGCCTGGCGTCATTCCTCTGCCTTCCGAATGGATTCCCAACCGCACCAGCCGACGACTTAAAAATGCTCCTGGCGAACTTCATCGCCGCGACCATCGAAAACGCCGCCGGCGCGGAGAAGATAGAATCCAAACACGTCCGCAATTTTACCATCAACTTTAAGACAACTGATGCCGCCAACGCTTTCGCAAGCATCGCGAGCCAATACCAGGACATCATCGACGCATACAGCAACTGCGGCAAGGCATACGCCGTCGAGGGCGACGCCCACTACTGCTGCGGGAGGATATAAATGACCGTCTTCGATGCATTCCCGAACGCAATCGAGCAAGGCTGGAAAATCGGCGCCATTACATATTCGAGCATCACAGGGAACACGATCAGCAACGCTGAGAGCATCGCCATCATCATCGACGAGGGAAGCTCCAGCGACGCCAACCAGGCCCCGAACGCGGCCGGATTATATGCCGACACTTTGATATATGCCAAGCCCGAAGAAATGCCAACCACGGACACCAGCGCATTGGTCGCTGGATATGCCATCACGGACCCCCAGAATCGCACGTGGGAGATATTAGACGCGGGAATCGGCAAGAACCAGGACAACGGCCAAATCGAGCACATAGAGCTCAAAATCCGCCAAATCGGAGCCAACAATGCCTAACCCCTCCGTAAGTTTCAAATGGAGCGGCCAGGCATTGAAAGACATCGAGCGCAACACCCTGCTGGGAATATTCGACATGGCGCAAGACATCCGCACCCAGGCAAGGCTGAACGCCCCCTACCTAACGGGAGCCCTTTCAAATAGCATTCGCGTCGAGGAGGACGGATTCGTCGTTTATATCAAGGCCGGCGGAACCGTCGCCCAATCCACCCGAGGCCCGAAGCGCATCGACTACGCCCAGAAACGCGAGGACGGGCCGAACCGCGACCCAGCAACAGAGCACTACATGCGCAACGCCATGCAATCGACGATGAGCGGCGACTTCATGAAGAAATACTTCGGAGGAATTACCAAATGATCACAATCGCACTATTCAAACAGATGGCCGCCGAAGCGGTCGCCGGATTGACGGCCGACCAGGACTTCTTCAACGAAGAACTGCCCCTGCAAAAGGACGGCAAATATGCCGAGGGCACCTGGCTCGTTACCAGGGGAGGCTCGGCAACGAATACACCCCGCGGAATCAATCAGCACACCACCATCGACGTTTATGTCGCATATAGCAACCGCGCCAAGGCCGAAAGCATCCAAAAGACCATCATGGATTGGATGCGCACCAATTCGACCATATGCGAGCTGAGCGGAACCGTTGGCGGCATCAGTTACAGCTTTAGAAACATCAGAATCCGCCCCACGACCACGCCCCAGAATATGGGCGCGACCACGAACGGCCTGCTGATCAAGATGGCATCGATGGACGTGACCTACGACATCAACCAATAACAAGGAGAACAAAATGGTCCTCAACATAACGCAAATGCGCCGCGTGATATTCCGCAAAAAGGCCACATCCGGCGGAACATGGACGACGTTCGTCATCGACAAGGACGACCTCGGCCAGGATACCGTCGCGTCCGTGAACGTAGCACCGCGCAAGACATCACGCGCCAGCCAACAGGGCACCGTTGAAACCCCAATCGAGGGCACATTCGACGCCTTAGCGGCATCGATCACGTTCCTCATGGACAATTACAAGATTCTTGGCCAAGCACTCCAGAAATGGACCGCCGCATCATACACGGGCGCGGACCCGAATGCCGGCCAGATTCTATTCGGCGAAGACACCAGCGCCTGCGGGGATGGCAGCTATTACAGCGTCATCTTGCAGGGCGTATGCGACGACGGGAGCGCCGCAGACGTGGAAATCACGCGCTGCATCCCATCATTAGATGATGACTTAGAATTCGGCACCAGCGAAACCCCAGAGGTGACGCTCGCATTGAACCCAATCATCTACAACGCATCCCGCCACAGCGCCGACGGCTATCCACAATACACCGTCCGCATGGGCGAGAATGACCCAACCAAGAAGCAACGCCTGAACGCCAGCACCGGCGCATACGCAGACGTTTAAAGGGTTCTGACAGGATGAAGAAGCGCGAAATCACACTCCAGACCGCGAGAGAATCGCTCAAGGATAAAGAGCAAGTCTTTCGCGCTTCCGACTTCCTGCCCGAGCGCAAAATCGAAGAATTGCACGAAATCAACGCGAGAGGGCGCCGAATCGTCCGGCCATATGACGAAATAGACGCATTCGCGGCCGAGGTCCTCGCGAGATTCGGCTGGCATACTTACAGGGCATGGAAAACCATGGAACGGGATGCGGATGGCCAGCCATTGATGACGACCGACCAATTATTCAAATACATCGCCGCAGAACGCGCCAGAACGACCGCAGAGGGGCTTCCGCTCCAATATACGGTAGTCGGAGCCATGGCGGGCGCAAACCACCCCACAAAGCACAAAAACGCCCCGAAACCATTAAAGAACACGATCAGATTCCTAAAAGAACAACAAAAAAGAGCGAAAGGAGCCCAGTAAATGGCCACAGTTGGCGAAGCAACCATCAAGCTGAACTTTGACGGCAAATCATTAAAGGCATCGGCAGAAAAAGAAGTCCCGGCAATCGAGAAAACACTGGGAAAGCTAGGCGAGGCCGCAAAGACGACAGGGAAAGCAATCACCGCCGGCATATTAGCTGGCTTCCAAGTTACCAAGGGCGTCATCCAGGGCATCACGGGCGAAGCGATCAAACAATATGGCGAATTCGAGCAATTATTCGGCGGCGTTCAAACTTTATACGGCGCAAAGGGCGCGGAAAACGTCGAAGAATATGCCAAGCAAACCGGCAAGAGCGTGGACGCGGTGCGCGGCGAATTCAACAAGCTCATGGACGCGCAGAACATCGTCATGGCCAACGCCGAGAACGCGTTCCGAACATCCGGGCTATCATTGAATGATTACATGCAGACCGCCACGGGATTCGCAGCATCGCTCATCCAATCGCTTGGCGGCGACACACAAAAAGCGGCCAGCATCGCAGACATGGCGATCCAAGACATGGCAGACAACGCCAACAAAATGGGCACAGACCTGGCCTCCATCCAGACCGCCTACGCGGGATTCAGCAAAGGCCAATACATGCTCCTCGATAATCTCAAATTGGGATATGGAGGGACGAAGACAGAAATGGAGCGGCTCCTCGCCGATGCCGAAAAATTCAGCGGGGTCAAATATGACATCAAGAACCTGAGCGACGTATATCAGGCCATCCACGTAATCCAGGAGCGCATGGACATCACAGGCACGACCGCAAAAGAAGCCGGCACGACCATCCAGGGCTCCTTCGGAATGGTAAAAGCATCATTGAAGAATCTCGTCGGCGGGTTGGCCGACGGATCGGCAGACATAGAAAAGCTCATCGACGATGTCGTGACGAGCATATTCGGTGACGGCTCGGCCGCGAACCTCGGCCTATTGGGCAACGCCCTGCCAGCCATAGAGCGGGCAATCGCAGGCATCGCAAAAGCCCTCCCCAAACTGATCAAGAGCATCACGAGCCGCCTGGGCCCATTATTAAAAGAAATCATTCCGCCATTGATGACGGCCACGACGCAGGTGTTCATCGCAATCGCAGAAGCCCTGCCAGAAATCGCGCCCATATTGGCCGACAGCTTGGCCCAGATGCTGATCGCAATCATCCCATACCTCCCGACAATCCTGGGCGCATTCTTTAGCGCCATCATTCGATTCGTGACCGTTTTCTTGGACAGAATCGGGCAATCATTGGGCCCATGGCTAAGCCAAATGCTGACCAATATGGGGAACGCCATCGGCAACTGGTTCACGGGCCTGGGGAACGCCATCGGCTCATTCTTCGGGGACTTCGCAGCCAAGGCCATGGAGGCCATCGACCAATTCGCGCAGGGATTCTGGCAAGCGATCGAGAACATCAAGAACTGGTTCGCGAGCATCCCCGAATTCTTCGGCAACATATTCAAGAAAATCACGGGCCTATTCAAGAGCGTGGGGACCAAAATCGGGGAGGTGGTCGGCGGCGCATTCAAGGCCGTAATAAATGGCATATTGGGCTTCATCGAGGGCGTAATAAATACACCCGTCCGCGCCATAAATGCATTGATTGACACCATCAACGCCGTGCCAGGCATCGACCTGGGAAGATTGGACGAATTCCACCTGCCACGTTTGGCGAAAGGTGGCGTGACCACGGGCTCGACCATCGCGAACATCGGCGAAGCCGGGAAAGAGGCCGTAATCCCATTAGAGCGCAACACCGCCGAGTGGGCCGGGCCATTGGCCAAGGCCATCGCCGACCAATTCGCAGAGCAGGGGCTCGGAGGGGCCGCAGGCGTCACGGTATACATGACGAACAACATCAACAGCAACCTGGACGCCGACGAAATCGGCCAAAGGCTAATGACGAGCATCAGGAGGGCCGCATAAATGAACCTAGACCAAATCACAACCAAATGCTGGATATTGGCATTATTCGAGCGCGACGACGGGGAGAGATTACTCCTCGGGGATGGCTGGTTCGACTTCAAAGACAGCCTCCAGCACTTCCAGCCGAATACATTCGCGAATGACGTGATCGAATTGCAAGGCTCAGACGGCCAAATGCTGGCCGGCCAAGTCCGCAGAGGCGCGCCCCAAAGCTTCGACGGATACATCGGCGACCCAATCACGAACCGCCAGACCATAGAACAGCATCGGCGCGAATTCTTGATGTTCTTCCGCAAGCGCCACCATTACAAGGTCGTTTATATATTCCCAGACGGCACCGCAATCCAGCGCAAGCAGGGCTACATCACGGACGCGCCAAGCGTGCCGGAGATTCGGCAACGATTCCCAGAATACCACGTGGCCCTGAACTTCGAGGACGTGAACTATTACGAATATGCCGAGAACGCACAAGGCGAAGAAATCTTCTCGAACATTCGCAACATCAACATCAGCACCGCAGCCACCGGCGGATTGGTATGGGACAACCTTGGCGCCGTTTCGGACCAAATGGGCTGGAAAGACATCGCGACCGCCACGGGCCAAATGCTGACCATGACGAACCCCGAAAGCATAAAGGCCCCGATCGCATCGTTCGAAATGACGGGCAACATCGAGCAAGACGGCACTCCGACCCCATCCGCCCCTGTTCCTGTTCAGACCGTCACAGGACGGCAGATGGTAACGGTGGCAGGGAAGAACATTTTTGATTATGTGACCTATTTCAGAAGCGGAACATATAACGGCATCACAGCCACTCTCAACGATGACGGATCAATCACGATAAGCGGGAAACCGACATCCAACTATGTACAAATTGCGACCGTTCACGACATCACAGACACGCTTGAGGATGGAGCGACCTACTCCTTATCATCAGATGGGCACGACCGGAGGTTCATCGGGCAGCTCCAACGCAGGCCAAAGGACGGCAGCGGCACGCAATACATCGACACCATCACAGGGAATAAAACCGTCACAATCGACAAGAGCAACAACGATTACTACATCGGAATCATGACCGTAACGACCACGGACTGGGGAAACGACCCGTTGACCATCACGAGAACTTTTCAATTCGAGAAGGGCGCGGTCACTAGCTTCGAGCCATACAAGGGCCAAGCGCACGAGATAAACCTTGGCAAGAACTTAATCGAGCCGAGGATGCCAACGACAACATACCACGGCGTCACATGCACGAATAACGGCGACGGGAGCTTCACATTGAATGGCACAGCGACAGCCACGTCAACATGGAGGGTAAGCCAATCTTCCGCTAATGGGTATGACAACATGCTGAATCTGAACGGCACATACACGCTCAGTTGTAAAGGGGTACAGACAGGCGTGAGTCTCGTTGTCACTCAGTTCAACGTATGGCAGACAATTGGCAAGGTTCAGGACAACGAAACCCCATCCACATTCACAACTAATCTGAATGACCTTATCGTTTATGTAGCAGTCACGAATGGCACGACCGTCAACAATGTTACTGTCTACCCACAGCTCGAAAAAGGGGACGTCGCAAGCTCATATTCCCCATACTTCGAGCCAATCGAACTCTGTAAAATCGGCGCATATCAGGACAGAATATACAAGGAGAATGGGAAGTGGTGGCTGCATAAAGAGATTGGGAAGGTGGTGCTGAATGGGAGCGAAACGTGGACAGGATGGCAACAGAGCGGAGGGTTCTACCGAGCGAACACGATACTGGACGGCTCATATGTATTCACAGACGATGCACGACACCCAACCCGAGTGCGGTCGTCGCATTTTACATCATCAACAACGAACAACTATGGCATCGTGTTCCAATATCGGACAGAGACACTATTCTATCCACAATCAGGCATAACATCCCTTGCAGACTTCAAGACATGGCTCGGCACAGCCTTGCCGTCCGTCTATTACGCCCTCGCAACCCCAACCACGACAGAAATCACGAACGAGGAGATATTGGAGGGGTTGAACAGCGCCGCAGGGTTGAAATTATTCCCAGGCCAAAACAACATCACGGACGAGACGCCCAACGCCCAGCCAACCATGACCGTGCAATATTACACCGCCCTTGGCCCCGGCGGCGGATTGGTATGGGAATCCGGCGAGGCGGGAGGCGCGACCATCATCGAGGCCAGCGGATTGGATTCGGCCTTCCCATTATGGACCGTGCCAGGGCCATCCACGAACCCGACGCTGACCAATATCACAACGGGCCAGAGCATCACATGGCAGGGGACCGTGCCAGCAGGCCAGACATTAGAAATCGACATGGACAAGCAGACCGCCACATTGGCCGGCGCGAACGTTTACGCATTCGTTTCGGGCGATTGGATTCGCATCGACCCAGGCGCCAATCGCATGACATACGTGGGCACAGGCGCAACCAAATCATCCACATTAAGCTGGAACAATATCGTCGGATAAAGGAGGGACAAAATGAATCAAGCGACCTATCGCATCGAACTGAGGCTCGACGGGGCATTGATCGGCGACGTTTCGGAAATCGCCGAGAATCTGACCTGGCGCAAATGCCGAACGAATAGCGGCGTGGACGAAATCGACTTCACATTGAACGACCGCATCTTCGCGGATTGGTGCGCCGAGCGCAACACCAGCATCCAGAACATGCTCAAGCCCTACGCATTGGATGCCAGAATCGTCCGCAACGGCGAGGACATCGTCGGCGGATTCCTGGCAACCATGCCAGCATACCAGCCCAAGAACGACAGCGCAGACCTCCAGCTTCGCTTCGATGGATACATGAACCTATTGGCCGGCGTTTACATCCGCCCAACGCCCACCATGACGCTGCCGGCGGGCCAAATGGTAAAGACATGGATCGACTTCGCAGAATCCAAAGCGGACGGCGCAGGGAAGCCCTTCGGCATCACGGCCGGAAGCATCCAGGCATTGGCGACCATCCAGCGCACCTTCGACAATTACAAGAGCGTGAAAGAGGCCATCACGGACCTGACCGACAACGTCGACGGCGCGGGCCCATTCGATGTTATATTCAACCCCGACCGGAGTTATTACATCACGAACCAGCAAGGGCGAAACATCACAGGCTGGCAAATTACCTACCCCGCCACCCTGCACGGCCACAGCGCCATGACCATCAACGCCCAGGAGGTCCAGGGATTCGCGTCCCACATCATCGCACTGGGCGCGGGCGAAACATCCAGCGACCCAGAAAAGAGCACGGTCGCAATCGCAGAATCGACGGACACGGATGCCGTCCTGGAATTCGGCTACGTGGAGCAATTGAACCAATACTCGAGCATCAGCAGACAAGAAAGACTAAACACCCGAGCCGAAACAGACCTATCAATCGCCAAGGCGATCCAATGGAATCCACAAATCACATTAAACGGCCGCCAAATACCGCCAAGCCCAACCGCCGAATATGGCCTCTGGATTGGCGACCAAATCTGGCTCGAGAATTCCGCCGACATGACCGGCCAAACCTCGGGCAAATTCCGCATAAACATCATTGAAGTCCGCCGAAGCGCCACAGGCGGCGAAACCATCACGCCGACCATGGAGCGCATCGCATGACCAGCCCGTTCGATCGCGAATTGACGGCCATGGAACGCGAAACGCGCGACTTGAAGACGGTGCACCAGCGCGGCCTCGGAGCCACACGATTCTATCGCAAGACATACACGAAGCAGAACGCCTCCCAGGGCTACCACCGCTTCGAGATCCACATATACGACGGCGAGCCGACGCCCGCCATCATTACGGCCCACGTCAACCTGCCCATCCCGGCCCTAAGCCCGAGCCTGACCATCATCCCCCAGCCATACGGGGCCGACGCCCTCGTTTATACAGACACGCCAGGCGCGATTCGCATCGACGCCATCAGCTCGGCCCAAATAGAGGAGATAATCGCATGACATTCGCGGAGCGCATGAAAACATTAAAGGCCGAAATCGAGGCATTAAAGACGGTAAAACGCAAAAGCTCGCTGACATTGGACACCATCACGAAAAGCGCCACCTGCACGGCCCAGTTATACCGCACGGACGCCGGCGTTATCGTTTGCCAATATTCGGGCTTGATTGAAATCACGCCGAAAGACAACACGAACGAGCCGCTGATCGGATATGCACAGCCATCATACAGCGCAAGAGGCAAGCGCGACATCCGCCTGACCCCATGGACGGCCCAAAATGGCGGCCTGGGCATTTTATGCACGCCAGACGCCAACAGCGCCGAGAATGGCATGGCCAAGGGCGAAACGAAAGACATCCAGATCACGATATACATCACATCAACGGGCGACTTCACGACATCGTCCGGCCAAATCAGGAGCTATTAAAAGATGCAAGAAGAACTCGCAAGAATGGCGCAAGAAATCCGGGACTTGAAGACCGCCCAGACCACGCCAGGCACGTCGACCCTTTACATGGCCCAAGGATTACTGCCGGCCGGCACATACACGGGCGTTTATACATGGATAATTCACTACGCCGATGCCGGAAGCACAGACGCGCCCGTGACGGCATTCAACCATGGCTCGAATTGGTGCCTATGGCCATACGATGCCAGCACGAACACCCAGCGCGTCGAATTATATGCCAATGACCTGACCACCTTCGACGACATCTTCAACGTTTACAGCACGCGCCCAATAATCGCGATTGATGGATTCAACAAGACGAACGACATCGACGAATACAATCCGCCGAGCGACGAATGGCTGCAAGTTCGCACATTCAACCTGGCCGACATGGGGACCGCGCCAGGATGGTGCCTTATGAACTGCCGCCTTGGCTTCGGAATCCAGACCGGCACCTATGCCAGCGCCCGCGCGGATATGAATGCACAGCGCGCCAACGGCACCCTGCACGATGCGGGCCAGAATCCGCCGGCATACATCCAGGTCCCCGTTTACATCGACACAGGCGTCGCAGATGGCCACGTCGTCGTATGGGACCGCGGGACCGTTTACAGCGATGGAGTATTGATCCCGAATGGTCTGGCATATTACGGCATGGGCAACATATGGGGCTGGGGCGAATTATGCGACGGCGCCAGGGTTGCCCGCAGGGCATAGCGGGAGCCGTCCGTTGGAGCCATAGAATGGCCGCAGATAAACAAGGAGGCCACAAATGGCTAAATGGTCAAGCGCCGGACAGTTTCTGAACGACACGCTCGGCAAGACTTACGACATGGACGGATACTATGGCGCCCAATGTTGGGATTATATGGATTATTACTGGCTCCAGCAGGTGGGCCGCGCCTTATCGACAGGCGGGAGCGGAGCAGCGCGCGGATGCTGGAACATCGCAAGCGCACGCAATGCGAACGCGGGCGCACAATTCGAGTTGATCACGAATAAGAACAACCTGACCCTGGGCGACATCGTCGTCCTAAATACCGGCCCATATGGCCACATTGGCATGATCGCGGGCATCCCAGCCAAGGGCAAGACCATCACACTGCAATCACAGAATCAGGGCATCATCCGCACCAAGGTCACGAAGATAAACTTCAGCCTGGACACATTCCTCGGAGCCTTCCGATTCAAAGCATGGCACAACGCCACACCGCCAACCACGAAAAAGGACGCCAGCGACATCGCCCGCGAGGTAATCGCCGGCAAATGGGGAAACGGCGAGGACCGCAAGAAAAGGCTCGAAAAGGCCGGCTACAATTACGGCATCATCCAGGCGCGCGTGAATGAGATATTAAGAGGCCAGACCACCAGCGCGAAGAAATACACCGTAAAACGCGGCGACACATTGAGCGCCATTGCGGCGAGATTCGGCACCACCGTGGCCAAATTGGTCCGCGACAATGGCATCAAGAACGCCAACCTCATCTACCCCGGCCAAATAATCGTCATCAAATAAAGGAGAAACCCAAATGGACATATTCAACATTGACCCAATCACGACCGCCATCATGCTCGGCATGGTCGCCGGCGTCGTCGAATTGATAAAGCGCTTATTCGACAGGGACTGGCGCGCCGCCGCCATCATCGCAGCATCAGGCGCCACCGGCGCATTGGTCGCCCTCCCATTCGCAATCAATCCGCTGATGGGCGCCGTCGTTGGCCTTGCCGCGAGCGGATACATCACGATAATGCAAAACATCGGCAAGGATTCCCTCTAAAATGCCGGAGGCCGTCATAATTGCGCTAATCACGGCAGGATTCCCAACCCTTACGACCGCCATCACGGCCGTCATCCAATCCCGCACCGCGAAGAAGAACGACGCGAAGAACGCCATCCTCCAAATGATCATGGAGGACCACATGGCCAACCAAGAGAACCACCTGCCCACCAATTACCAGAACATCCTGCATGAGTTCGACATATATGCAAAGAATGGCGGCAATTCTTACGTCCACGATAAAGTCGAGGAATACAAGCGCTGGTTTATAGAGGTTGAGCGCCAGCGTCAAAAATGATACAATAAAGACAGAGGCCGCGCTGTCCAATATTGCGGCCGCCAAAGCACCCCAAAAGGGGCGCTTTTTTATGGCGAACGTTCGGCGGAGAAAATCGAACCAGAGCAACCGCTGGCACATCACAAGAAAGGAGGTGGCAGAATTGTACCTGGAAATCATCCTGGACCGGGACTTCGACCCAAGCATATTAGACGGCAAGAAATACCGGCGCAGGGATAACACCATCACGGCGAACGGAACCAAAGAAGAAATGCTGGCGATCATCAGCGCGCTCGAAAGCGTTGGCGGCGATCGCACGATCATCATGCGGGAGGCAAAGAATGAACAAAAAGACTAGATTCCGCAGGAAACGCAGACACGGAACGCACAGGGCCGGCAAGAACCGGCACCACTAGCGCACCTTTTATTCCAAGGGCGCCATTGGAATCGCGGCTACGCGAAGATATTGCGCGACAACTTCGTCTTCTGGCTCGACATCGACATCCACAACGAACTGCACAACCACATCATCCACGACATCCCAAAACCATCCGCAAAGGCCATTTTAAGCATTTTACAGGCCTTCCAGGACCAAATCGACACAATCGACCAAATGGACATCGTGGAGGCCGCAGAATGGCTCGCAGCGGCCTGTGACGAGGAACCATTCCACGCATGCATGCAACACCAGGCCAACTTCCTCCGCGAAAAGCTCAGAAAATGAGCACAAAGCCCCAGAAATTGGGGCTTTTTACCGCCAAATTGACAAAACGGACCCAAAAAGATAAAATAAAGGCACTGATCAATCCAGAAAGAAGAAGCACCCCGCAATTATTACGCGCGGTGCTTTTTATGCGAAGCCCCTGAAATAAATCAAAATTCAGGGAGCGGTAAATGGAACCAACGAACCAAAACTACACAACCGACCAGGGCGAAATCCGCCGCTGGGTCGTAATCACGCAGGACATCCTAGGCGACAAGGAGATAAACGCCCAGGATAAAATCCTGCTCGCATATATATCAAGCTTCGAGCGATACTACGCCAGCAACGCCAGCGCGGCCGAATTCTTGGGCCTTAGCGAGCGCATCGTCGAGCGATCGAAACAGAAATTGACCCGCCTGGGATACATCAAAATCATGGCCAACACGGGACGCGGGAACGTTTACGCCATCGACCTCGAGAGGTTCGCCAAAATTGGCGAATCAGATGCGCCAAAATTGGCGAATCAGACTAGCCAAAAATGGCGGACAGAAAATAAAGAAGAAAGTAAAAAGAAAAACTTAAAACGCGACGAGTCCGCCGCGGATGACGCGCAGGACATTAAAAAAGCGGAATATGGACGCGAGGACATCAATGGATTGATCGAGCAATGGCAAGCGGAAACCGGCATCAACATTAAAGGCCAACAGAACCAGCGCCGGCAATTATACAACCTGCTCCGCAAATACGGCCCAGACGGCACCAAAGCGCTTATAAACCGCGTTGGCGCCGCAATCCGAAGCGGTGACCGATTCGCGCCACAAATCGCCACACCGAGCGAACTAACGGGCAAATACAGCAAACTCCCGAGGCTGGAACTATGGGAAAATCGCAACACCACCGCGCGACCATTCGGCCAGGGCAGGGGATTCGAGGATGATCGCCCCCTGCCGTCATACATCGCCGTCAATGGATTCGCGGACTTACCGCCGGCGCATGAATACAGCGATGAAGAACGCGCCCGCGTGAGCCAGATGTTCAAAGAGGCCCGCAAGACCCTGCCCTTTATGCAGAAGAAAGGCGGCCAGAAATGAGCATCGAAAAGAGCCAATGCGACCTGCCGGCTTATTACCTTTACAAGGCCGACGACGGAAACTGGCATCGCACCAAGGAAGAAATGACCACGGCATTAAATCGCCTGACCATCCGCAAAACGCCCCTGGCCATCACGCGGGACTACTTCCCACAATGGCCCGCGCCGGAATTCTTAAGCCAAACCCGCCCCGCTTGGTACATTCGCGCCGATGGCACCCGGCTCGTTCGCACATATCGCCGGAGATGCCGCCACAACCGCACGCATGGCGGCCAAACGTGTAAAATGATAAACGACAAGGAATGCGCCCGAACATGCGCAATTACGCTCCAATGGGACGAAAAAACAAAATTATGGGTGCAAACCCCCCTAATAGATAAACTGGAGGACAAATGAAAAGGAGAAAGGAAAATGAATCAAGAATACTACATCATGAGCGCCAGCGATCAAGAATGGCGCAACGAAATCATTAAAAAGACAGCCCAGGCGACGCGCCTGCCCATCCCGCGCGTCATGATGCTAACATGGGCGAACTTTGAAAAGCCGAACATAATCCGAACACCAACAGGCAGGGAAGTGACCATTGATTCAGCCCTGGCCATGGCGATCGAACGACTTCCCCGCCACGGCCGCTGGATATTCAGCCTGAGCCCATTCCCGCCGACGATCCCGGATGAATACTTGGACCCGGCGCGCGAATACATCGAGAGGCCGAAAAAGCGCCTAAAAATCGGCATTTTTTAAGCGAAAGCATATTGACAAATCAGGGCCGCTGTGATAGTATGGATACTAACAGGGAACGCAAAAACCTGAGCAAAATAACAACCAGAAAATCACAAAAAGACGAGTGGACAGCCGTCAAAGCTCTGAATCCAAAATGTCGCACAATGTATAAAAGAAAAAGTCAAACGACGCACAATATTCAAGCAAAAACGCAAGCCACTCGCAAGAGTGGCTTTTTTACAGGGGCTTCGATGGATTGATCAGAATCGAAACCCGTCCGAGAAGCCACGCAGGCGCGCAACGATTAAAGCGGCCTCGGGAACATCGGCAACCTTAACAATTCGGGAATCCAAAAAAAACAACATAAACATTAAACGAAAGGAGGCGCACAATGAGCCGAACTTACAAACACTTAAAAGAATGCTCCAAATCGGAGCTCATCGCAATCATCAAGGACTGCGACAACACAATCAACCACTTACAAATCCAAATGAAAAAGGCAGGGGTCAAGATATGGAACTAATCGACAAAGCCCTCGAATGGGGCGACCGCCACTGGGAACTAATCGCGATCGCCGGAATCATCGCCCTGCTAATAATCGGGCCAATCAATTAAACGGGGAAAGCGGAAAATGAGCAAAATTAAAGTCCACTACTGGGATGAGCTGATGGAGGCTCAGGAAAAAGAAGAAAAGGAGAACCAGGATGCAGGAGATTCTGGACGAAATTAAGCTCGCCTTTGATAACTTCTGCGCGGATGCGCAGGCAATCATCGACGAGGCAAAAAGCAAGAAAGAGAGGTAAAAACATGGCCGGAACAAAGACCGGAGGCCGAAAGGCCGCAGCAACCAACAGATTAAAGCATGGCTCGGACTTTTACGAGCGAATCGGTCGCAAAGGCGGCCGAAACGGCCACACGGGAGGGTTCGCAGCCAACCCGGAACTCGCCAAGATCGCAGGTCGCAAAGGCGGCCGCATCAGCAGACGCGGGCCAGCAAGATAAACGATAAACGAAAAGGAGAAAAGAAAATGAAAACAACAAAGAAGAACAAAGACTTCGCCGAATTGGTCGAGCAATTGACCGACCTAAGCGAGAAAGACTTCCGCGAGGCGATTCGCATCGCGAAGCAATTCCGCAAGGCGCAACGCATGCTCCAAAAGACCATGGAGCGCCAGCAGCGCGAATTCAGACTGCCAAGAACATCAAAGAACAACGGGCAACCAATAGCAGGAGTCGACTATGCCTTCCAATAAAATCGTCAAGAATACATCAAAGGCCGGGGACGGGCGCTTCGGATTCAACTACGCCAGCCTGGCCGACATCCAGGAACAGGGCTTCGATGTGCCGAAGATGCGCATCCGCCCAATATTCACACCGGACGGCACGACATACGTCGGCGATTACATGGAATATTACGACGAAGCAACCAAAGAATGGAACCTCGGCAGCCGCATTATAAGCGAAAAAATGGGCAGCATGAACGCCCAGCAATCGCGCGGCAGCTCCGAATCATACGCCCGCCGATACACGACCTTGATGGCCTTGGGATTGGCCGGCCAAGACGACAAGAACGTCGAAGCTGACGGCATCGAGGTCCGCAAGAAGAACCACATCGACTTTGACCAGGTCCGCGAAGCGTGCCAGGCGATCGACGACATCGAAAGCCTAGAGGAATACTACAAGAGCCTAAACGTCACGAAGATGACGGCCGCTCAACAGAATTACATCAACGGAATAATCAACAAACGCAAAAAGGAGCTGAAAAAATGAACCAAATCGTGCCCCAGAACATGAACCACATCAAAGAACAGCTGGCCAGCATTGGCACGGTATTAAAAAAGATTGACCTCGCCAACGATACCGAAAAAGACCTGCTCAACCAATTGAACATCATCAACAAATCCAGCTACTCGGCGATCCAAACCATTAAAGCGGACATTCAAAACAGGTAAAGCCATGGACGAAGAAGCCCCAGACTTTACCTACGCGCAACCAGAGCCACGAATCGAGCCCGGCACGATGCCATCAGGCGAGGGGACTCGATTCTGGGAAGATTGACCGCGATGCCTTCCAGGCCGGCAGGCATTAAAGAGCACCGGCAGAACCTCACACAGATCCTCAGGCATGAGGAAAAACTCCGCCGGATGAAATGCCGGCAACGGCGCGGAAAGCCATTTTACAAGCTAAGAAAACCCATTCTTAAGTTGCACGCGCCGAAGATCATCTCCGCACCGCAGGGCGCGATGCGGAGCCATGGCGGAAGATGGGGCCGACGCCCCGAAACCGCCACCTATTCACGCATAGAACACGCTCCAGGAGGCTGAGAGATCTCCTGGAACGGGTTCGGAATATCAGCCGATGTCGAGAGGGATGGAAACACTCTCATCAGGACGCGGGTGCCACGGGAGCGAGCGTCAATCCCGTGGGCGCAGGTTCGAATCCTGCCATCGGGACATGAGCCGCTCGGCCAATCATCCGCCGAGCGACCCACCACAAAACGGAGGTAAAAATGCAAAAACGAAAGAAACTCAGAGAGCCGGAAAAATGGCTCATTAAAAAGACAATCCAAAAAATCGACAACATCATAATTGACGAATGGCTCAAAAAGGCCAAGCGTTGGCGCAAGCATTGGGCCGAGAAGGTGGACCCATGGGCGTGATTGACGAGATTCGCGAGATCGACGAAGCCATGGAGGCCGCAGGATACGAAGCCGTCAGACCGCGCAGGACGCGCACCATTACATTGACATATCACGGCACGGTGCTAAGCAAGAAAAACCGCCACATCATATCGAGCCACGGGGCCGTGATTCCAGACAAAAAGGCCCGAGCCAACCAGCAGGACATGGTGGGCCAATTCACGGACCAACTGCGATGCCACGGCATCACGGACGCTTTCACGATGACCAAAGAAGAACAGAAGCTCCGCGCATCCGCCAAACACACGGTATATTCGATCACTTTCAACATATACCGCCCGAACGAAATCCGCCGCGACCTCGACAACCAGGTCACCACATTATTGGACGCATTGGTCGAATCATTCGCGATCGCCGACGATTCCACAAAACTATTGCGCTCATTCGCAGCCATCGACAAGAGCGTCGACCGCGAAGACCCACGCGCGGAGATAACAATCCGCATCACGGAGGACGCATAAAAGCATGACGACGGTGGGGCGATATAAGCAGGTCCAGATATACGTCCGAGAATTCGACGACGTAAAGGTGGTGCTATTGAATCAAGAAACCATCTACGCCCTGCCGAAACACGGCGCGCCGAATATCATCTACCACCGCTTCTTCGGGCCATTGGGAACCTATCCCGCATGGCGCAGGTTTCGGTATTCGATGCGGTACAACCGCAAACTGACCGCGAAGAAAATCCACACAATCGCCATGCGCAACGGCGTGCAAAGTTTCGGAACGATGCGCACGCCAGACTTAAAGGGCAAGAAAATCAAACGCGAAAACTTAAAGAGAAAGGGCAAGACATGAGGCCGAAAAAACAGGTAAAGCGCGACCAATCGGGGCGCAAAATGACCCAAAAGGGCGCAATCCACGCCAAAAACCCGGCAAAACAGCCGGAGCGATTCTTATCAACCAATCACGAACGGCATCTGCTCCGCAGAATCGCCAGGGAGGGCAACAAATGACAATCAACGAAATGAAGCTGAACGAATTAAAGGCCATGGTCCGCGCATGGATGAAGACCAAGAGCGTGCGCACGGCCGCAGACATCTGCGAGTTTCTAGCGAACAATCTCGACTTGGAGGGCAAAGAATGAAAGTTAAGAATAGAGCAATCGGAAGCGTCTGCGAGCTTGTGGCTCATGGCGCTGGGAAATATATCACAGAATTCGCAGTCGAAAGCGAAGACGGCTCAGAAATCGCCACATATAGCACGATTGAAGAATTGCTGGAATACTGGGAAACATACAAGCCAACCGAGCCGCTTATCAAAGACGAGAAGATAAGAGAGATCACCAGGCTATGGGCAAAGACAAACGGTGCCACGGGATTAAAGTACTTCGAAGGCGAAAACTGTCTTGAGGATATATTCCGGAATGAGATCCACTTCAACCAGCCATTATGTCTTGAAGATGGCAAAACTTACACCACAGACGAACTCTGCGGGGAGGGCGACGAATGAACCTCGACAACATGAAGAAAATCATCCTAAGAGCATTAAAGAAAGCGAGGGAGAAATGACGAAGCACCAATGGATCGAGCAGGCCAAAGAAGAAGCCAGACGCAACCTCACTGGCGAAGATTTAGAAAAATGCATCAAGGCGCTCGAAGCATGGGAGCGTAACACGCAAACGGAGTGACAGAATGAAACCACAAGCACAGGTCGAATACAGACCAATCAAAGACTTAAAGGAACTGCCAGGCAACCCGCGCACCATTAAAAAGGACCAATTCGAGAAATTGAAGAAAAGCATCCAGGACAACGCCGACTACTTCGAGGCGCGCCCCATCATCCTGAGCAACAGGACGGGCGAGAACATAATCCTGGCCGGCAACCAACGCTACAAGGCCGCCAAGGCCATCGGATTGGATGCCGTCCCCACGATATTACTCGAGGGATTGACCGAAAAACGGGAAAAGGAAATCATCATCCGCGACAACGTCGAGAATGGCGACTGGGACTGGGATGCATTGGCGAACGAATGGGATGCGAACATGCTCGACGATTGGGGCGTGGAATTGCCGACCGACCTGAGGCCCCAGCTCGAAATCATCGAGGACGAAGCCCCAGAGGTGCAAGAGAACGAACCAGCCAAGAGCAAACTCGGCGAAATATACCAGCTCGGCAACCACCGGCTCATGGTCGGCGACAGCACCAAAGCGGAGCAAGTCGCAGAACTCATGGCAGGCGAACAGGCAGACCTACTAGTGACGGATCCGCCATACAATGTCGCCTACGGGCAAGACGGAAGCGCGACCGAGTCCAGAGCATCCCACAGGCGCCCCGACCGCGCGACAATAATCAATGACAAATTCGACGACGAGTCCGCGTTTAGAGAGTTCCTCGTCGCAAGCTACAAATCCGCGAGCGAAAATATGAGGCCCGGCGCAGCATTTTACATCTGGCATGCATCGCAACAATCCAGGCCATTCTTAGACGCGATGCGAGATGCCGAGTGGGAACTCCGCGAAATAATCATCTGGGCAAAGAACAGCCTCTGCCTCGGCCGCCAAGATTACCAATGGCAGCACGAGCCCTGCCTTTATGGATGGAAATCAGGCGCAGGCCACTACTTCATCGATATACGAAGCCTAACGACCATATTCGACGACGAAAGACCAATTGATGAGCTTAGCAACAAAGAGCTAAAGGAACTCGTCGCAAATTACCGCGCGGCCATCCCGACGACAATCATCCGCGAAAATAAACCAACCAAAAGCGAAGAACATCCGACCATGAAGCCTGTCCGTTTGATCGCCAAGCTCATCGGCAACAGTTCGAGAGAGGGCGAAATCGTTCTCGATACCTTTGGCGGAAGCGGGACGACCATGATCGCATGCGAACAATTGAACCGCATCTGCTACATGATGGAATTGGACCCACACTACGCCGACGTGATAATCGAACGCTGGGAAAAATTCACAGGCGAAAAGGCAATCAAAATCAAGGAGGCAAATGCTTAAAGTTCTCGAACTATTCGCAGGCATCGGAGCCTGCTCAAAAGCACTCACGAATCTCGGCATCGAGCATGAAATCATCGATGCGGTCGAGATAGACAAATATGCCATCAAGAGCTTCGACGCCATCCACGGTACGAACTTCGAGCCGCAGGACATCAAGACATGGGACAAAGACATCAAGGCCAATCTCATCATGCACGGGAGCCCATGCCAGGACTTCAGCGTCGCAGGCAGACAGGCTGGAGGCGATGAGGGAAGCGGAACGCGATCGAGCCTGCTCTATGAATCGCTCCGCATCATCGAAAAGACGAAGCCCGACATCGTCATCTGGGAAAACGTCAAGAATCTGCTCAGCAAACGCCACAAGCACAACCACGAGGCCTACATCCAGCGCATGGATGCCATGGGATACGATTCAATCACGCAAATCATGAACGCCAAAGACTACGGCGTCCCACAGAACAGAGAGAGAGTGTTCACGCTTAGCATTAAGAGAGGGAGCAAGCTCGTGAGATCATACACGCGCCCAGAACCGCGACCGCTCGAAACCAGGCTCAAAGACGTACTGGAGGACAGCGTCGACGACAAATTCTACATCAAGGATGCGACCAGCCTCACAGCTGGCGGGAACTTTGACATCATAAACGGCGGAGCCGTTGGCAAGATGCACGACATCAGCCGCAGGGCTTACCACGAAGACGCCGTGGCGCCGGCGATGCATACCTGCGGAGGCGGGAACACGGAGCCGAAAATCATGACACGCACGGCTTATGATAGAAACTTCGGGAGCAAGGGCAGAATCCAGGACACGAACGGCACCACTCAGACACTGCAGGCCGGAATGGGCGAGGGAGGTGGCAATGTCCCGCTGGTCCCGATTAAGACAGCAAACAAGAAAGGTTATGACATCGCCACGGACGGCGACGGAATAGACCTCGCCTATCCACAATCGGCCACGCGGCGTGGCCGAGTTGGCCATGGCGTGGCGAAGACCATCCCGACGGGCGACAGCCAGGGGACGCTAGACGGCTTCCGCATCCGCAAGCTCACACCGCGCGAATGCTGGCGGCTGATGGGATTCGACGATGAGGACTTCGACAAAGCCCAAGCAATCGGAACCAGCAACACGCAACTCTACAAGCAGGCAGGCAACTCAATCGTCGTGAACTGCCTCGAGGCAATCTTCGAAGGAATCGAGTGGAATGACGATTGACGAAGCGCGACACATCGCAAAGACAACCAAGAGCTACACGCTAAGGCGAGACATGCTTAAATACATCAAAAGAAAGGAGCGAGAGAATGGCAGGCAAGACAGAAAATCTGGTGCCGTTTACGAGCGACCAAAGCCGAGAAAAAGCCGTGGCTAATGGCCGCAAAGGTGGCATCGCTTCGGGCGAAGCAAAACGCAAGAAGCGCACCATGCGAGAAATCGCCGAAGCGGTCGCCACGATGGAGCTAAAAGATCCGAAGATGCTCGCCGCACTCCACGCGGCAGGATTCCAAGACCCAATCACGAACGACGACGCGGCATTCTTTGGGCTGATTCGCAAAGCGCAGACGGGCGACCCGCAGGCCATGAAACTGCTGGCAGAGATGCGCGGACAATATAGCACACGGGTCGAGGTCGAACCCGTCCAGCCGAAGCCACTAATCGACCTGACGGAGGAGGCAAAGAAATGACAAAAATCATAGAATACGACGAAATCCTAGAGTTGGCGGAAGATGATGATTTCGAAGAAGGTCTGTTGTATGCAGATTTTAAGAAAAAAAGAATCGAAACGAACTGCGCCGATCCATATTATAACTACGCCATTCCAATGGACGAGTTTCTAGAGTTCGCAGACCGAATTCGAAAAAAACTCAAGGAGCAGGAGGGCAAGAAATGAAAAAGCTCGAAATAGACCGCAGAACACTGAAGCAGATGGACTTTATGCTCGTGCCATTAAGGAACATCAACTGCATAGAGGTTATCGAGGACGAGAATGATCTGGAGACAGAAAAGATTCACCTCAACATGACAGACGGCATCACATTCTTAAACTCGAAGAAGTTCATTGTAAGCAGCAAGAGCCTGGACGAAATAATCAACGAGCAGGAGGGCAAAAAATGATATTCAAGCGCAAGACATCCGCAGCGAAAGCGAAAGAAATCCTGGAATCATACAAACGGCTACCACGTCCCCTTGGATCGCGATGCGGCGTCATACGATTCAAGACGGGCCAGAACCGGGACAGATTCGAGGTTGGGGAAATCGTCGGCTGGCGATTCGACCATAATCGCAACTGCTTTGTTTATGCGGTCGAATTCGACGACGGCAAGACGGAGGCAATCCCAGAACCCGACCTGTTCAGCTGCAATGCTATGAGGAGGACCAAGAAATGATAATCAAGCCAACAAAGGCATCAAAAGAGGTCCACCGCCTAGCCGCAGAGATGACGAAATACTGGCCAGAGATGCGCGAGGAGTTCATGGCGGCCCTTAGCGATTGGGAGCAGGACATGAGAAAAGCATGCACGGAAGCCTACGCGCTCGGCCTGGAACAAGGGCGCGTCGAGCAAAACGGAGAGCAGCAGCGTGGCTGAAAATTACCGCACCACCGCATTAAACAAGCTCCAGCCATTATTCAACAACGGCAAGAGATTCCTAATCGTTCAAGGCGGGATGCGCGCCGGCAAGACCTACCCCATCTTGATGCTCATCACGAGCTGGTGCCAGCAGAACCCCGACCAAATCGCAACCATCGCCAGCATGAGCTACCCGCATTTAAGCCGGGGCGCGATTCGCGACTTTCAAAACATCATGAAAGCGGCCGGGATATGGGAACCCGAGCGCTGGAACCAATCCAGCAAAATCGAAACATTCAGCAACGGGACCATCATGGAGTTCATAAGCGTGGACAACATGAGCGCACACGGCCCAGCCCGCAACCTGCTGTTCGTAAATGAGGCCAACGACATGGACCGCGAAACCTTCGAGCAATTGGCAGCGCGCACCACGGGCAAGATCATCATCGATTACAACCCGACGCACGAATTCTGGGCCCATACATGGCTATTAAAAGAGCACGCCGACGAATGCGACTTCATCATCCTGACATACAAGGACAACGAAGCGCTCGCCCCCACCATCCGGCAATACATCGAGAGCAAGAAACCCAAGCCAGGCGAAAAACCATCGAACTGGTGGACCGTTTACGGATTGGGCCAAATCGGCACATTAGAGGGCAACATATACGAGGGCTGGCGCAAGGCAACCCCGGAGGATTACAAAGACGCCAAGCTCATCAGATACGGCCTCGACTTCGGCTTCAGCAATGACGAAACGGGCATGGTGGCCATATATCAGACGGAAGACGACCACATCATCATCGAGCAGAAGCTCTATCAGACGGGGCTGCTCGGGAGCCAATACGGCGACAAATTGCGCGCCATCAACATCGACCCGAACACCCTCATCGTGGCGGATTCCGCACGGCCCGAAATCATCGCGGAAATAAAGGCGCAGGGATTCCGCATCATCGGCGCGGATAAGAATGCCGGAAGCGTCCTTCGGGGCATTGACCGCGTAAAACAGCATCAAATCATATATGACGGCAAAGACATAGAGCGCGAATACTTGAGCTACCAATGGCGCACCCGAAGAAGCGGCGAAACATTAGACGAGCCCCAGGACGGGAACGATCACTTGATGGATGCGCTGAGATATGCCATCGACGACATGAACCGCAAACGCTTCGACTTTTAAGCGTTGGCGTGATATAAGAGAGAGCCCCACAGGGGCTCTTTTTTATGCGCCCTCCGTTGGAGCCATAGAATCGCGCCAAACATTAAAGGAGATATGAATGGCTCAGTTATCTTTCGATGGCCTCCAGCCCGTCGGATTCGGCGGACGGGAATGCAAGCCACGAATCGACGCGGAACTGCGGCTCCGCATCCAGAACATCAAGCAAGGCGCAGACGAGGCGCAAATAAACAACCTATTGGCGAAAGCCTTCCCGGATGACGAGGACTACGTCCGCGAATTCTTGGACAAGCAAATGACGCCATTCGAGAAACAACAGCTCCAAGCCTATCTGATCGCAGGCGCCGGCGGGATTCGCATGCTCGACCAAACCTTGGCCAACATGTTGACCGCCATCCAGGCCAAGAGCCAAGAACGCGCCGAGGCCGAAAAGGGCGAGAAAGGGGCGACAAATGGCGAATAAAGAAATCCTCATCATATACCAGGACTGCTTCGCATGCGGCGCGCCCGAGAATTGGAGCGAAAAAGCCAAGAAGACCTTCGAAACATGCAAAAAGGCCGGCATCACGCCCCGAAAAGTGAGCTGCTTCAGCCAAGAGGGCCAAGCACACGCCATGGCCGCCATCCAGGCAGGCGTTACAAGCACGCCGTTCTTCACGGATGGCAAATCATACGCCGAAAGCATCGAAGACCTCGTACAAGCGGAACCAAAGCCCCAGACGGCCAAAAAACCAGCCAAGAAAACCAAAAAAGCAACAAAGGAATCCGAAAATGGGACTGATTCAGCAAATTAAAGACGCACGGGAGCGAAACCGCCGCCAACGCGCCGAGGAAATCACGCAGGAATTCCGCAATGCATTATTCACGAGCCCCATGTGCAGCGATTACGAGAACGTCTTCGCCCAGGTCCGCCCATTGATCGACGCCATGGTAAGCGTCCGCCCGTATGGCGTCGGGCGCAACGGCGCGAGATTGGAGCCATCCCGCACGCCAGAATTAAATGCATTGATGGCACCGAATGACACCATGGGCGCGATCGAGTTCATGGACACCATGTTCGCAACATGGCTGACCGAGAACGCCTTATATATTCACGTCCACAAGCGCGGCAACAGCATCAAGGGATTCACGCTCCTGCCACCCGACAGCAAAATCAATCTCGGGAACGGCGAATATTACTGGCAAATATCGACCACGCACGGCATCGAGCGGCTTTATTCGGATGAGGTCATGGAATTGCACTACTCCCGAAACCCACGCAACCTGCAAGGCGTGAGCCCCGCCAGCGCCGTCCGCGTTTATGCGCAAATCGATGACTTATTGGCGCAATTCGAAAAGGCCTACTTGGAGAATGGCGCAATCCCGGCATCCGTGACCATCATCCGCGCATCGACACAGCAGAAATTCAACGAAACCCGCGCAGACCTCGAGCGCCAATTAAAAGGCGCCAGGAACCGCAACAAAACGCTTTACTTATGGCGCCAATTCAACAACGACGACGGCACGGAGCGCGACCAGGTCGAGGTGAAGACCATCCAGGGCAACAACAACACACTGGCCATCAAGGAATTGGCCGAGATAATCAGCGACCGATTAAACAAGGCCTACGGCGTGAGCAACTTCATCCTGGGCGACGATTCCAGCGCCAAATACGACAACGCGGAGCTTTCGGATTACCAATTCACACGCCGACGCGTAAAGCCCGCATTGATAAAATTCTGGAGCCAATTCCAGCATGAACTAGACCGCATCACAGGCGGCCTGGGATATGCCATCAACTTCCACATCGACATGCCAGAATTGACCGAACGCCACAAGGTCGAAGCCGAAACGGCCGAAAAAACCACACAAAACTTGATCCGCATCATCGAAGCAGGCGCACGCCCATCCGAAGCCTGCAAGGCATTAGACCTCAGCGTCGATAAATGGCTGAATACGGCGGTGGGCATATACACTCGGGTGCTGGCCGACCGCCAAGCCCAATCTGCCCTCGCAGGGATTGAAACGGCGGCAAAACAAAAAGACGAAGCCAAAAGCACACTCCAACGCTCCCACACAGGCCAGCACCACTGCCACAACCACACAGAGGATTACTACCAGCCATTCACGGA